TAAGGTAAAACTTGGTATCAACCGTGCCACACATGAGCATCGAGTCAATCGTTGGGTTATATTCAGTAGCACCCCAAGCCAGGGTGCTATTCGCCCACGTATTGGTCGAAGCGGTCCAAGTGTTGGCAAGTTCCGGGTTGACAATACCCTTGGCTATAAAGTTAGTTCCCGGCAGTTCTCGCACGGTCCACGTGTCGTCTCGATAGTTCCAAATGAGAGCACGGTTGGGGAAACCGCTGGGAGCATTGGTGGCTGGATAGCAAATCCATACTTCGTTCTTGTTCTTGTTGTGAGCCAAGAAGGTTTTATAGTAATACGTGGTGTCAATTTCTGAGAACAGGAAAGTCTTAACCTTGTCGTCAATGATGCTACGCAGTTCGTTACCGTTGTGCATCATCACGTCGTTAGTAGCCATAAGGACATGTCTACCGTCGCCAAGATCAATAACGGCATCTCGGGCAAAGAGACCAGTGTCCTTAAACTTCTCGCGAATTTCAAAGGTAAAGGTGCCACCCACGTAGTTAAGCGAGTAGATACTGTCTTCTTTATAAATGATAAGTTCATTGGCTAGCTGCACTGCGTTTAGCAAGTGGCCCTTTGTACCGCCTATAGACGCCTGACCAGATTCAGACGCCGTGCTAGCTGTGTTCCAAGTGTCAGCACCGTTGGTAGCAGCGCCTTCGGGAATAGCGTCGCTCCAACGCAGCGAGAACGGAAGCGCAGTGCCGCTATCGGTAAGGTTCAAGGCAACCAAGTGGTTCTTAAACGGGACAATGGTCTTGCACAACAGCGTGGCTGGCCAATCGGGCAGATCGGTAAACTGCGAGCCACCTTGCGTAAAGCTTTGGGGCACGTCCAAGCCGTTATTGCAGACAAGCACACCGCCCAAGACACCGCCTTGCCAGTTGTTCTCAGTGCCAGACAGGGTGGTATAGGCACCGCTAGAACGAGTGACCGAAGAGTGCGTAACGCCGTCAATCTTGTACAGATTGGTCAGCGTTCCGTAAATCCACAGATCGTCAGAACCCTGTGTCCAACTGATAGCCCAATAGGGAGTAGCCGAGGGAGTTCCCAAGACTTGTGCATGACCCTTGATGCTGCCAGCTTTGCGATCCAGAAAGCGCACGTTCTGGACATCGGTGAACATGTTAGTCGGCATGTCATAGGGCGACAGGTCTCGGTTGAACGAGAACGGAGCCTGCTGACCGTTGATGTCATACAGTTCTTTAACCATTACCGCTACTCGTGTCCTTGGCCCAAACAGAACTCTGGAACTCTTGCTGACAAAGGATCAGATCGTCTTCGGTAAGAATGTTGCCACCGTCTTCTTGGATAATGTCGAAAAGATCATAGACCCAATTTGTCGTCATTACGCACCTCTACGAACCATGCCGCCGGGATCGCCCTGCACAGTCATTGTCATTACAGTGCCGCTGTAGCGAGCAGCGTCTTCAGCGGTGCGTACCTCGTTCAGGACACGCTCGTACAGTCCGCCAAAACGCTGAAGCTGCTCGGTATCGTTCAGGAATACCGCTCCTTCCAGACATGCTCCATAGAGGTACAAATCTGGAAACTCCAAGAGGATATTGTTGGTCGTGTTGCTATCAGACAGCGGGGTCAGCTTTTGGTAATAGTTGATACCAATTGTATACGCGCCGTCAGGCGTAGGGGACAGCTTGATGTTTTTACCAAGGTTGCTATACGCGCGAGGAGCACCGTTGCTATAGGTGCCGTATTCGCGGCTAAGAGATTCGGGCGAGTGATACGCCAGAGCATAGCTGTTTGAGCCGCTATCGTAGGTGATGTTGCGAAGCTCAATGAGATCAGAGGGGAGGTTGTAGAACGCAGTACCAGAGGTCGTGGTGGTGCTGGCGCGTACATAGTTGACGCGAGCGCGGATGTCGCGATCCAGGCGACGTTCGGTAAGCGTGATAAAATCAGGAATAACCGAATCAAGGTCTGATCGGTTCAGGTAATTAGCAACGCTGCTCTTAAGTTCCGTATAGGTCGAAAGGCCCATTACAGTGTACTTTCATGAGTACGGAGCCACTTATACTCAGGGTCGTTCAGAAGCTGCTTGACCTTGGGCATGTGATCCTTGTTGAAGATGTCAACGCCAAGTTCGCGTTTCCACTTCTCAATGATGACCAGAGGAATGCTGGCAACTTTACGCATGCCGTTATTAGTCTGCGGGCCATACATCGAGTCGCCGTTCAGTTCTTTCTTGTTAAGGTCCAAGATCGGCTGAACGTCCTGAACACGATTGACTACAATGCTGTCAGAGTCGTGATCATATTTGGCTGTAGTCTTAATAGGATTGGACATATGTACCTCTATGTGGGGAGAGAGCACTTGGCCCTCTCCCCTATAGAAAGACTTACGACAGGTCGTAGACCGCGCCCAGAGCCTTCTCGTTCTTCACGACAAGGGTATACTCGGCGATGATCGCACGCTGCTCGCCATCGGAGGTCGAAGCGACTTCCTTCTGGAAGAACGGGCGAAGATACGCAATGCCATAGTATTCCGGGTCCAGCAGCCAAACGTCCTTGCTGCGCTGGAAGCGGTTCGGAACAACCGCCATCTCGCCGAAATCGCTAACGTAAACGTCCATGCCGCCAATGATGCGCTGGTCGCTAACGTTGTTGAAGTTCGACACGCCCGAAGCACCGCCGACACCGACGAAGCTGGAGAACGTCTGCTTCTGCGCCGGGGCCATCATCAGATACTTAATGTTGGCACCGTTGTTATACGCCGTCAGAATCGACGACTTCAGAAGCGTCTCGGTGAACGAACGCGCCGTACCATCGGTACGAGCCGTGCCGTTACCACCCGCCGTCGCATCGCCAGCCGCAGACACGTTCGTGGTAACCCACGCGGTGAGCGAGCCAAGCTTACGAACCGTGCTGTCAGCCGACATGGCCGTCTTCGACTGGTTGACACCAACCAGCGAGGTCTCCATGTCGCGCTTCAGTTCGGCAGCACGCTTGGTCATCTGGTACGCAAGCTCTTCCTTACGACCGGCCTTCGACACCGCGTCAAGCGTGCCGGAGACGAGCGTCGTCTTCAGAGCGATCTGGCAGATGTTGCCAAGGCGCGTGGTCGAGGACGGCTTCACAGCAGTAAGCGTCGAGCCTTCCTCGTGGTAGTTCGTGCCACTCGCCGCAGCAAGCGCGTCGGTCTGCCACTCGTGATTAACAGCAATCGCATCGCTGCGACCACCCATCGACATAAACGGCGTATCGGTCGGCGAAATGTCATAAATGACGTTCTCAAGGTCTTCGCGAAGACCGACACCGGAATAGGTCACATAGACCCCAGTAGGCTGTGCCATGTTTGGCTCCTTTATGTTAAGAGATCATATCCAGGAAAATGCTAGCGGCATCTCGCGGATTTCCCGTCTTGGCCAAACGCTCTCGCTTTTGCTGGGTAGCTTTCTGGCTACGCTGAACCTTAGATTCAGGAGTGCCAGACTTGACCACCTTTGGAACAACTTTGGAAACCTTCTTGACAGTGTTGTTAGCCGCGCGGTCCTGCATCATTGCCTTGTGCAGTACAAGAACAACGCGGTGATCAGTGATGCTGTCAATGTCGGTATTTGAGAAACCAAGCGATAGCGCGTAGTTCCTCAAATCGTTCTTCAGGGTAGACGAGGGGTTAGCGTATTCCGGCAGTGCCTCGGAGAGCTTTGTAGCCTCCTGCTGAAGCACCTGAGACAGACGCTGCGTATACTCCTGCTTGTTCTGCTCGTATACGCGGTTGCGTTCAACCTCAATGCGGGACAGCCTTTCCCTAGCTTCCTGATACTCTAGACGCTTCTCCATGTACTCCATGGGGTCGTCGTCTTTGAGCGCCTTCCAGTCAATGCTCTCGTACTGCTGCAACTCAGCTTGCTGCTGATTAGCCACCAGTTGAAGAGCCTGACCGTATTGCTCACGTTCCGACTGGACGGCCTGAAGATTGGCTTCATAGGCCTTCCGTTGCTCTGCAAGAGCCTGAGACTTACGGGTATAATCCGCCTGCCTCTGATAGCCGTTCCGAAGTTCCTCCAGAGTAACCTCGTGCTCTTCGCCATCAATTTTGATAACGTAGCGCGTCTCGGTTTCTTCGGGCGCTTCTTCTGCGTCTACCTCGTAGTCACCGCTGTCTACTTCCTGAGTTTCAAGCTGAATTTCGTGCTCAGCCTCTTCCTCGTAAACAGCGGGTTCTTCGATAGTCTGTTCTGGATTAGTGCTCTCGTCACTTCCAAACATAACATCGAACATACTAAGCTGCGGCGCTTCGACTTCCGTACCCGGATTGGTCTTGCCTTCGCTCATAAGGTCTACCTCATTTCTCGTAGTTTTCTATCTTGTCGCTATGGATAAAAGCAGTAAGCTGTTCTTTAATAGAGTGCAGCGCGTTTATACGTAGCCAACAAAATTCTCTGGTTTCTGGAGTGATGCTGCTTTTCCACTGTTGTACCAAGCTGTCTTCCAACGTGTCAAACATGTCGTTGAAGACTTCGTTGCTCAGTATGACAGACGCTTGAGCAGCGCGTTCTTTAGTGTTCATCACTTGGGATAACGGTTGCCTTTAGCGCCAGACGACATCTTGCCCATGCTCTTGTTGCCGCCCTTCATCACAACCTTCTTATCACCCTTGCCGCTCTTACCGGCTGCGTATGACTTCATAGTTAGCTCCTTTGGTTTACCATTTTTTGCAACTCCAATACCTAGCGGTAAGTTTACCGGGAGGATTGGTGTCACACTTGTGCCTGGCGCGAAAACTTTTGCGCCTGTCTGGTTGGTCTTTTTTGATAGACATGTTTGGATCGCCAAAGCGTACCAAACGGACCTGATCGCCATCCTTGGCCAATACTGCAAACTTTTTGCTTTTACCCGGAGTACGTTTGGGTTTGTTATATCCAGAAAAGCGTTCGCCGCGATATTCGATCATTTAACTTTTTCCTTAAGAAACTCTACGTCTTTTTTAATAGATTCCGTCTCTCTATGTCTACGTTCAAGTACATCGGGACTCATCATTGAAACTATTAGCGACATACGCTGAGTAAGCATCTCTGTGCTTATATCGTTTTTATCCAAGCGTTGGTCTAGTTTTCTTATAGAGTTCCAAATGTCTTTAAGACTGTCAGTGATGTTCTTAAGTTGATATTTAGCGACCGCTGCCGCTCCTATTACCGAAGCCGCTAAGCCGCCGATTGTTATCAGCAGTTTCGGGTCGATTTCCATTCACAATCATGTTTTGATGATAAAGTTAATTGGAAAATACTTCAGAACGTCAGAGCCGCTGGCAGCACTGGCAGAACCGGGAGAGCCAATGACAAAGCCGCCGCCAATACCAACCGGGAAATACGTGCGAAAATCTGGCACAAGAAAGTCAGAACCAGACGAGCCAAAGGTAGTGCCGATAACTCCGTACAAGGTGGAATACGTGGTGGTGTTATAAGCACTACCGTCGCACAAAAGCCAATCCCTGACACCGCTGATAGTCTCGGTCACGGGGATCGTATTGGAAGACCACATGACAATAGAGCCTGGCTCAAAGCCAAGCTTGTTCATCTGAGCAGAAGTCGGGTTTACCGCAGAGGCTCCCAAGTTGGGAAACTGCGTCTTAAGAACAGACTTGATCAGGCGAAGATGGTCGTCACCTTCGGAGATGTTATCACTAGCAGTAGGCTGAGTGCTATTAAGCTGGCTAATATAACTAGCAGATTCTACTGTCATAGCGGAATACCTAGGTTAAGTTTAAAGACAACGCCGTTAAGAGCGGGGCCGGTGCAAAGTTTAGAATCTTCTGTGAGGATAAAAATAGAATAACTCTTAGGACCAGCGTAGATTACAATTGGAGCATTTTGCAAAGACATACCGCTGAGCAAAAGTTTTTCGTTATTTTTCTCCATCACGCTTTCTACTTGATTTTGTTCCAGACAAATCATTTGCTGAGCAATAGCATTTGTCGAAAAGACGCAAAGGCACAGGAGTGCTAGAAGGTGTTTCATTAGATTTCTTTAGGCCAGTTATTGATCG